ATAATGATTTAATATATAAAATAATTATGAAAAAAATTTAACTGTTTTTAAATTCATATAAATGCTGAAATTTTTTTCCCGAACCAACTTCATATGGTTCTACTATACGTATATATTTTGAATTTTTTGCATAAAAAATGGCAGCTCTATATTTAATATTTAAATTTTTTTTTATAGTTTTAATTGATAATTTTTTGCCACAATTTACTCTTAGATAATTCTCTACAGGATTTTCCTTGATTTCCATTGAAACCATTTATTAGTATAGAATATATTAAATTATAATATATTTTTAAATTAATTATTTATATATTATAAACTTCGCATAATGATAATATCATTATTTTGTTTAGTATATGTTGTAAAATTTTTAAAATTCAACGACTCATTTACATCTTTTACTTTTGTTTTTATTAAATAATAATACTCCTTATCGCATTTACATTCATTAAACATATTAACTATTTCAGAATAATTATCACTTGCTCTTACTATCCATAAATATTCAGAATTATCTATTTTATACAAAACATAATAAAAATTATTCATCTTTTAATTAACTCTATAATAAAACATAATTTTATATCCTTTTGTAAAATTATAAAAAAGACTTTCATATTTTTTATCTTCTATAAAACTCCAATCTATATTTTTATTTATTTTTGATTTCCAATTAAATCTACTCATTTTCTTTAAACTACTTCCATCAAATTTATATTCTTTATTATTAATGGTTAAAACATTTACAAAATGACTTGATTTATTTTCATCAAAATGGTCTTTATTTGTAATGATGATAGAGTCTAATTTATAAATCGCATTATTTATTTTGTATTCTTGTTTAAAAATAGTCCCACTTTCAAAATCATTTATAATTATTGCATGAGGATTTGAATTTAAATTACTAAATTCATTTTCAATATTTATCTTTTTTTCTATATTATATTCTTTAATATAAACATTAGAATCATCTAAAAAATTTATTATGGTTTTATAATATTCTATTGGATTACCTGCATCATTAATATTGGGTATACTTATATTTTTATTGGTATTTTTTATTAAATTATACATTTCTTTTATAAAAAAATTGGTTTCTAATTTTTTTATTTTTAATAGAGAATGCATTTTATTATACAAATTATTTTTTCTGGTTTTTGTATCCCTTTTTTTTACTTTATATGTATTATTTTTTCTTTGATTTAGAGAAGCTTCTATATAAATATTTAATATAAAAAGAATTTTTTTAATTTCTTCATTCTCAATATTTATTAGTTTATTATTTTTTATCTTTTTTCCTGTTATCATTAAATAACGAAAGTATTTAAAAAATTTTCTTCCTTTATCGCTAAAAAAAAATGCAGTAAACATAGTATTAAACCAACAATTTGAATATATTTGATTTGGTAATATTAAATCTTTTGGACTATTAATTTTATGATTTTTTAAAGTATTTAATAAAATATTCAATGCTTTTTTATTTTTATAATTTACACATATAATGTTATCATCATTTCCTATATTAATATCAAAAATATTATTACATAATTCTATAGATTTTTTACTTTTTAATGAATCAATTTCATTATATAAATATTTATTAATTGTTGGTGAATAAGATTTAATCATTTATATATATAAATAAATTATATATATAAAATATTTTTATTTTATATATATGAATTCTCTCAAAAAATCTATGAACAAGATGAATGAAACGATAGATAATAGTGCAGAAAATACTTTACTTAGAAAGAAAAAAAAAACTGTTAGTGAATCTGCAAGAGAGTCAATAATAAACAATGAAAATAATATTGATAATCAAAATAGTATTTTAAAATCGCAAGCACAATCTCAAAATGAAATACAAAGTTCTGATAACAATATTTCTAAATTCTCCTTTTTTTCTATTATTAAAAAAATATTTATTTTTACTTTTTTTATTATAACATTCCTGTTTTTTATTATATTTTTTTATCAAGAACAAATTTTTAAATTTTTTATAAATAAAATGGATTCTTTAAATAAAGTTATTTCAAAAAATGTTGATAAAATTAATCCATCAAAAAAAACTAATTCTATAGATTTGAAAAAATCTATTAATAAAAATATAAAAAAAAAAGAAGAAAATTTAGTTGAACCAGTTGAAAGTGATAATCAAAAATCTGGATTTTGTTATGTTGGAAAAATAAATAACAAAAGATCATGTGCAAAAGTTGCTGATAAAAAATATTGTATGTCTGGAGAATTTTTTACAAGTAAAGAACTTTGTGCAGCAAATAAAACAAAACATGCAGATTCTTAATTATTTTTTCTTTTTTTATTTTTTTTAGTTTTTTTAGTTTTTTTTCTTAATTTTTTTCTTTTTGTATTTATTGCTTTTATCTTTCTAGTTTTTTTACCACCAGTTTGTGATTTAAAAAAATTATATAAATTTTTTAAATCTCTTTCACCTTTAAATTCTTTTTTTATTTTACCATTTTCAGTTATAATAATGCAGGGTATACCTTTTGAACTAACATAATTAAATAAATAATCATTTAATCTAACAATGTCTTCACTTCTTATTGTTATTAAATAATTATTACTTTTAACATTTTCTAATTTTTTTTTTAATTTTTTCCAAACTGGTTTCATTACAACACAATGTGGACATCTATTACTAAAAATTCCTATAAAACATGTATTATTTTTATAAATTTTATTAAAATCTTCATTTGATAAATCTTTAGATTTCAATATTTTCATATATAATATATAATTATAAAAAAATTAAAATATATTTATATTTTAATAATGAAATACAATATTAAAATATATATTATTATAATAATATTTTTATTCGGTTTGTATTATTATGTTTTTAACACTAATAATATTGAAAAATTTGAAAATAAAAATAATTGTCCCAATATGTTAATAGAACATGATGGTAAAATTTATTTTTATAATAGTAAATTAAAAAATGAAAAAGATAAAAATCCTCTAGTTTTTGATAATTTAGAAGAATATATAGAATTTCATAAATTACAAGAATCAAAAAATAAAAAATGTCCTTTATTGTACTTACAATATACGACAGATACCCAAAATGAAGAACTAGTATTAGTCAAACCTTCAATATTTGAAAATAATGGAGGATTGCAGTTTGAATATAAAGATGATAAATATTATGAAAAACATAAAATGTTAGATGCAACAAAAGATTCAACACCAGAAAATGATAAAAATATTAAATTTAATACTAATATGTATTCTGGTTTTGATAAAAATAATCAAGATATTGGTAGAGATACTCCATTAGATAGACAATTTGCTTCTAATAGTAAAATTAGCGCTAATCCTTATGATAATAATTGGGGTGGTAAAAATTATACACAAAATAAAATAGATAAAGGAGAATTCAAAGATAGAGAAGTATATAAATATATAAATTAATTATATATAAACTTAAAGATATCTATATTTTAATATATAAATAGCATCGTTGGTGTAATGGTAACATGTTCGCCTTCCAAGCGATCGCCCTGGGTTCGATTCCCAGACGATGCATTTATTTAATAAAATAAAATTATAAATTATTTTATTAAATATAAATAAAGTTTATATTATAATATATAATAAATAATAAATAATGTTCTCTTTTTTTTACATTTTATTATCTTTAATTGATATTAAATTACCTATAATTAATAATATATATAAAAGCAAATTTAATATTCCGTTAATTGGTAAACAAAATATAGAATATCAACGTATTGAAAAATATAAATCTTCATTAAAATTATATGGAATTATTAATGCAGATGGATATTTATTCTTTGATAAAAATGATATAAAAAATTATAGTTTTGATGAAGAAATTCAAAATGTTATGAATAAATATAAATGTAAAATTAATGAAGCATATTATAACGATATAAAAGATGAAATTTTTTTAAATGTTAGAGTATATCCTTTAAATTTACAAAAAGTAATTATATTAAAAAATATTTATTATGAAGAAAAAGATTTATAATTTTTTACTTTTTATAATATAAATAAAAATAATGCATAATAATCTTAATGATATTATTCATAAAATACCAGGAGATACATTACAAGAAAAATTATTAAAATTAAGTAAATGTAATTGTTGTTCCAGACATTCAATAAATAAACCATTTATGTTTACACCATGGAAAGAAGAACAAGATATAGAGCCTAATTTTAATAATATATACATAAATACATGTAAATGTGATTGTAGACATAACGCTAGAAATATTTGTAGACAACATCCAGATTATTTAAAAAAATAATATATAAAAAATTGAATTTTAAATAATAATATTTATATTCTAAAACAATATAAATATTATGAATATTCTACATAAAATTTTTATATATATTATGAAATATTTTGGAAGATATAGAATAATTTATGATAGAGTTAGCGAAGAACCATATCTTGAACGATATTATTTATTTTTAAAAGATAGAAAAAAATTTCCTTTTAATATATTCTTACATAGATTTTTAAAATCTGATCCAGATGACCTTCATGACCATCCTTGGAATTTTAGAACAATTATTTTATATGGTGGTTATTGGGAATATACTGATAATGGTAAATTTTGGAGAGGTCCTTTATCTTATAGATATGCACATGCCAATACATTTCATAGAGTTGAATTAGATAAAAATATACCATATTGTTGGACATTATTTATTCCAAGCAAAAATTTTAGAGATTGGGGATTTAGAACAAAAACGGGATGGATAAATAATATAGATTATTTAAAACAAAAAAAAGAAGAATATTTAAATTTTAAGAATTAATATATTTTATTTGATCTATATTTTCATAAAGTCTTCTAATTAAGTATGGTATCATTTCTTTATATGGACCATATGGTATATATGTTGCTTTTTGAATATATAAATTTTCTATATAATTTTCATTCATTCCCATTAAATTCGCTAAAATTATATTTTTTTTTCTTTTATTTAATTTTAATATAAAATCGATTGAATTTTTATTATGAGTAGCTGCTATAAAATTATTGTCAATATTATTAAAACATTTTAATAATCCTTCATTATAATTGTTATCTGTATCTTTTTTATTAGTATATAAATGACCTAACTTATATTCATTATTCCAATATGCGCCTCTTACCAATTTTGTAGAAAATTTAATATTTTTAGATTTAAAAAAATTTAAATCATCTTTTAGTTCATTTAAACTATCTTTTCTATATAATTGATGTGTTTTTATTATATTTAAATTATATTTATTGTATTTATAAATTAAATTATTTGTGTAATTTCTATATTTTTCTATATTATATTCATTTTCTGCATCTATTATTAATTTTATATTTTTTTCATTACATCTAAATGCTATATTATTTATATAATTTTTATTAAAATTTAATGAAGATAATTTTAATGCCAATATATAGCTATTATTTATATTATTAATTAAATTATTATATTCATTAAATACTATTTTTTCATTGTTTTTACAATCTTCGCTTATATAATTTATTATTGGAATTTTGTTTTTTAATAATAAGTTATTACTTTTTTTAAATGCACTTTTTAAATTATTACCAGCCACAAATTTAAACAACATGAATTATATACCTTTTTATAGATATATAATCTTTTTTTTTCTTATTATTTAATTTATCTATTTTTTTTGTTAAATAAATATGTGGTAAAATTGGAAATATCCACCATAATTTTCCAATTTTTTTTTCAATCATTACATCTATATTATTTTTTAATCCTAAAAAACCAAATAAATTTATAATATTACCAAATAATATTTTTTGCTTCCATTTAATATTTGTTTTATATATTTTTATATAATGTAATGGTGTATGAATAAATGATAAATAAATTTTACTAATTATTGGAAATTTAAGCCATATAATATGAAATAAACTTGAATATATATATTTATTTTTATATATAATAAAATCATCGGCTATATGAATTATTGATGATAATATTAATATTAGTTTTCTTAAATTATAATTTAAATTATATACTATTAACAAACTTATTATATTATAGTATACACTTTCATAAGGTAAATCTATTAAATCAGTACCGCCATGTCCAATAGATGGAATAATTAATGGATATTTAATTTTCATATTATTAATAATAATAGTATATTATTATTATTAATTTTAATTTTAATATTATTAAATTTTTTATAATAATAATTTATATAGACCGTGTATATCTAGATTTTGTTTTATTTAATTTACTATTATTTTTTGATAAATCATTTAATGATTTTATTTTGCGTGTTTTTTTACCTTCAATACTACTTATATTTCCTTGTGTTCCAAATATTAAATATGGTATTTTACCTAATTTTTTATCATATTTTGCAACTTTTCTAAAATTATTTATAAATTTATTTATTCTATTTATATATTTTACATTAATATATGAGTCAAACTCTTTTAAATTTTTAGCAGCATTATTATAATTTTTGATAGCAGTTCTAAGTTTGGCTTCTGTTGGTCTAAGTTTTCTAAAATAACTATCAAAATCTTCTTCTTCTCTCGCATATTCATTTTCTCCATCAATAAAATCAAAATATTCTATAATTTCTTCAATTTCAAAATAATAATTAATAACACCCAACCTAACATATTTATGTCTAAAATTTTCTACTTTATCTTTTAAATCTTTTGGTTTAAAATTATGTTTAATATTTAGTTTTTCGCGAATTTTTGAATAATTATATACTATATAGTGATCACCAGGATAATATTTTTTATCTAAGATATATTCTATTTTAGCCTCTATTTCTGGATTTGCCATATCATAAACTTTCTCAAATACTAAATTTTGTAAATCTCTTGTAAGTTGTGTATCAAGTCGTGTAACACCCGTCAACTTAGACTTTATTGTATAATTTTTCAAGTTAGTTTTAATTGTTTCACTTTTAGAATTTGCTGGAATTCCATGTTTTTTTGCTAATGATTGCAATTGTTTTCTATTTAATGATTCTAAATTATCTGGAATATTATTTATCATATATATATATATCTAATAAATATGTCATTAAAATATATCAAAAAATGTAAACAAAACTTCTTTTTTATATTTATTGGTGAAAATATAAAAAAAAGATGTATTTGTGAAATTGAATTGCAAAATATTATTTTTTTTTCTAATTAACTACTTTTCTTCTTAAACCACGTAGAGCATTACTAACATAACTACTTGGTACTGGTTTTCTCATTGCTCTTTTTGCAAAATTATTTAACATTCGCATATCTTTTAAATCTAATTCTTTTTTATTAATAATATCTGATATTCTTTTCTTACCTAAATTCGATTGAAATAATGTTTTTACATCTTCAGTTAATTCATCCATTAATGGAGAAGAACTATTAATCATTCTTGCAGAATTAAATGCTCTTATTGTTGCTGCCATATTTTTAGATGTTCTTCCTGTAGAATATAATGATGAAACATTTCTTTTTGTTTTTGTTCCTTGTCCCGGTAAAACTCTACCATGATTATCATTTTTTTCTGCACTATCTGAAAATCTTACTTTTCCGCGTGCTTTTTTTAATCTTTTTTTAGTTCCATTTCTGGATTTTTTAGTCCTCATATTTATATAATACAATAATATTATATATTTATTACAAACTATCTATCATATTTTTTATTGATTGAGATAATGCTGTATATTTTTTACATTTAATACAATTTTCACTAGAATCATCATTTGCTAAATTATCTAAATCTATTGATTTTAAACCTTTTTCTTCTTGTATCATATTCATCATGCATTTTGCACATTCTAAATCACATATTTTTTTTGTATTTTTTAAAATTTCTTTTGATTCTTTTAATCCTTCTCTATTTCCTAATTCTTCTGTTAATGATTTTAATTTTCTTTCAATTAAACTATATAAATCGTCTGGTTTTTTTTGTACAGTAAATCCTTCAATTGTATTTGAATTCTTTAATATTTTTTCTCTAAAAGTAATTTTATTATTTAAAAAATTAAATTGTCTATTTAATGAATTAAATATTAAAAACAGAAATAAAACAATAATTATTGTATATGCTATTATATTAAACAATTGTTTATTAAATTTCATTATATATATAATAAAATATATAATGTTTTTTTTATAATAAATAATACTTAATACTTTCTATAACATTTTTTGATATTTTTCTATTATTTTTTGTTTTTATATCATCTAAACAATTATTATCTATTTTCAATTCTTTTATTAGGTTATCAATTGTATTAAATTTATCTAATATTGCAGTTGCACTAACAACATTCACTTTTGGTATTTGTATCAACATTATATTATTAATATTCTCTTTATTAACAAAAGAACTTTTATTTGATTTAATTGTTTCTTCATATTTATCTTCTTCGTTATCATTACATACTTTTATAATATTATTATTAGAAATATCATATGAAATATTAGTGTTTTTATCAATATTTAAATAATATGGCTTTCTTTTATCTTCTTTTATAATTTTTTTTATGAAATTAATTATAATTTCACTTGTTTCTATTTCGTTTAAACTATTTAATATAGAAAACCCTTTAAAAAAACTAAGAGATGTTATACATGAATATAATGTATTTTTCATTTTTTCATTTTTATAATTAATAATAGCTCCTTCTATTAAATAATAAATATTATGATTATGTAAATCATTTTCATTTAATCTAAAGCTTTGGTTATTATATCTACCATCTTTAATACTTGATTCAAGATCACTTAATTTTTTTCTCTCAAAAATTGCTAAATTGCATTTATTTATTTCATCATAAATAATAAAATCTCCTATATCTAATGCTTTTACTTCGATTGTAAATGAATTATTACAAAAACTACTAATATAATTAATAATTGTTTTAGGTTCTCTATTGTCTATATACAATATCATTAATTTTAATAATATTGTAATTTTAAATAATTATTTTATAATATTAAAAAAATAATTATCTAACCTAATAATTTACTACGTCCTGTTCTGAAAGTACCAATTGTGTTGCTACCTTTGTATAATTTTAAGGTTTTTAAACAAGCTGTTCCTTGTGTTGGTGTTTTTGGTACTCCACATCCATCACTATAATGGTTTGGATTGTTTTGTACAACATCATATTTATATGCGGGTAATGCAGGTATAAATGATCTTACATTTTTTGTAGGCGCTAAACCAGCCATATTTCCAAAAACAGCGGTGCTATTGGTATAGCGATTGCTTCCAATTAAATTAATACGACCCATTTTTATATTATAATATTATACTATATTTTTTTTTATTAAATAAAAAATTGTATTATAATAATATAAAAATAATTTCTAAATATTAATAATGTCTGATACTTTTATAGATAAAACAATCAAAGATACATCAGATTCAGAAGATAATTATCAAGAGTTAGATGAAGTTACTAAAACTAATAATATTAGTGATAATATTATTAGTGACGAATTAGTTTATAATCCATTTAATAGTAAAAATAAAGAAATTAATATGCATGAAATTATTAATATATTATCAAAATATGGAATTTTTACTAAACCTTTTAATATTGAATTATATAAGAGAGCATTTATTCATAGATCTTATACTAAACGACCTAAATTAGAAAATGAAGAATCAAATATTACTATTGTTGAAAAACCTGCTGATTGTTTAGATTTAAAGAGTAAGTCTAATGAAAGATTAGAATTTATTGGGGATGGTGTTTTAGAGTGTGTTATTAAATATTATTTATATAAACGTTTTCCAAAAGCAGATGAGGGATTTATGACAGAAAAAAAAATTGCATTAGTAAAAAATGAACATATTGGTAAATTAGCATATGAAATGGGATTACATAATTATTTTATTATTTCTAGACATGCAGAAGAAAAAAATATCAGAACTAATTTTAAAAAATTAGGCTGTTTATTTGAGGCGTTTGTAGGTGCTATATTTCTAGATTTTAATAGAATAGATGTTAAAGATGAATTTGGTTGGTTTTCAAATATATTTAATTGTGGACCTGGATTACAAATGGCACAGATTTTTATTGAAAATATTATGGAAAATCATGTGGATTGGACTAATTTAATTATTAATGATGATAATTTTAAAAATAAACTACAAGTAATCATTCAAAAAGAATTCAAAGTTACTCCTGATTATCTTGAAATTAATACTAATCCTAATGATGATATTAATGACAAAATTTATACAATGGGTGTATTTATTTCATTTGGTGAACATATTCATAATGTAAATATTAGTAATGCAATTGATTTAAATACATTAGGCAGTTTTAAGTGTATACATGAGAAATTACAAAAAAATGATAAATTATTAATATTTTTATCAAAAGCTAGCCATAGAATTAAAAAAAAAGCTGAACAATTAGCATGTGATTCCGCTATATCTATTATAAATAAATTTCAAAAATAAATAATATATTTTATTTAGGAATTAATTAAAATATATAATTTAATTATATATATAATTTAATGATGTTAAATGAAGAATTTGATTTCTTAAAAGTAAAACCACTACCAAAAAAAAAAGAAGAGTATAATTTTTTTTTAAATAAAAAACAACCAAATGTTATTGATAAAACTCAAAATCAGGATTTTAATGAAATTGACTTTTTAAAAAAAATACAAGATAAATTAAATATTAAAACTTTTAATAAAATAGAATCTCTCAAAAAATCCCCCGAAACTATAGAAGAAAAAATAAAATATTTTTTAATTAAAAATATTCAAAAAACAGAAACAAAAATTATAATTAAACAAATCGAAGATATTAAAACAGATACTAAAAAAGAAACTACTAAAACTGAGAGAAAAACACAAAAACCCAATTTTAAAAAAGGTATCAATCAAACATATAATTTTGATACATTAGATTTGGAATATGAAATAAAAGATATTAAATTAAAAGACAGATTACATGAATTAAAACCACAAATTTTGATAAAAGCATCAGAATATTATTTAAATAATAGAGAGAACTTTATTAATTTTATAAATAAATTATTTTTACCATATAAAGAAACTTTATTAAAAGAAGAAGAAGATATTGCTAATGGAAAAATAAATATTTCATGTGAAGAAAAATCTGGGAATGAATTTTCTCTATTAACTCATCAAAAAATAGTTAGAGATTATATTAATATAATTACACCATATAGAGGATTATTATTATATCATGGATTAGGTTCTGGAAAAACATGTTCATCTATAGCTATTGCTGAAGGATTAAAAAATAATAAAGAAATTTTAGTGTTTACACCCGCTTCTTTGAGAGATAATTATATTGATGAATTAAAAAAATGTGGAGATTTTATTTATATGAAAAATCAATTCTGGGAATTTATAAATGTTGATTTATATCCAGAATATTTACAGATATTATCCAATTTATTAAATCTACCAGAAGAATATATTAAAGAAAAAAAAGGGGCATGGTTAATGAATAAAAAAGAAGAACCTAATTATGATAAATTAGATTTTGAAAAACAACAATTGATTAATGAACAAATTAATAAAATGATTAGTATGAAATATAAATTCTATAGCTATAATGGTATGACAAGAAAAATATATAATATATTAACACAAAATGATACAGTGAATCCATTTAATAATAAAGTAATTATTATTGATGAAGCTCATAATTTTATAAGTAGAATAGTTAATAAAATTAATCGCCCAAGCTCTATTTCTATGAAATTATACGAATATTTGATGGAATCAGAAAATTCAAAAATTATTATGCTTTCTGGAACACCTATTATTAATTATCCAAATGAAATATCTATCATGTTTAATATTTTAAGAGGTTATATAAAAGGTTTAATTTTTAAATTAAATGATGAAAAACAAAAATTTTCAATCGATTATTTTGAAAAATTGTTTAAAAAAAATAATATAAATAAACATATTGATTTTATAGAATATAATCAAAAAAATAAAGAACTAACTATCATACAAAATCCCTTTGGATTCATTAATCATGAGACAAATATTAAAAAAATTAAAGATGATTCTAAAATAAATATTTATGAATTAAATAATAAAATCAATGATTTATTTAAAGAAAATAACATTTCTTTTCATAATAAAGATAATATTCTAAGATATAAAGCATTGCATGATAATTTTGATGAATTTAAAAAAACATTTATAAATGATAATAATACAATGAAAAATGATATTATGTTTAAAAAACGCATTGTTGGACTTACATCATATTTTAGAAGTGCACAAGAACAATTAATGCCTAGATATGAAAAATCTAATTTTGTTGTACAAAAAATAGAAATGAGTCCATTTCAATTTGGTGTTTATGAAGAAGCTAGAATTAATGAAAGAAATCAAGAAAGTAAAAGTAAAAAAAATAAAGCAAAAAAAAATGGAGCAAATAACGATGATATATATGGTGATTCTGTTTCAACATATAGAATATTTTCCAGAGCATTTTGTAATTTTGTTTTTCCAAAACCTGATATTATTAGACCTATGCCAAAATTAGAAGAAAAAATAGAAAACATTTTGGAAAATATTGAAAAAAATGATATTATTAAAGAAGATATTATTGATAATATTGATATTAATCAAAAATCAGATGATTTACAAGAAGATGATATAGATAAAATGCAACAAGAAAAAAGTGAAGCAGTTGATGATAAATATAATAAAAGAATTATTGAAGCATTAAATAAATTAGATGAAAATGCTAGTAAATATCTAACACCTGATGCATTAAAAATATATAGTCCTAAATTTTTAAATATATTAGAAAATATAAGTGATGATGAACATAAAGGTATTCATTTATTATATTCACAATTTAAATCATTAGAAGGAATTGGAATATTCAAATTAGTATTAAAACACAATGATTTTGTTGAATTTAAAATAAAAAAAAATAGTGATGGTGAATATATATTAAATATTGATCCAAAAGATTATGGAAAAAAAATGTATGCAAGTTATACAGGTTCAGAAACTCAAGAGGAAAGAGAAATTATTAAAAATGTATTGAATAGTAATTGGAAATTTGTACCAATCAACATATTAAATGAGATAAAAAAAATATCTCCAAATAATTTTTTTGGAGAAGTAATAAAAGTTTTAATGATTACTTCTTCTGGGGCAGAAGGAATAAGTTTAAAAAATGTTAGATATGTTCATATAATGGAACCATATTGGCATCCAGTTCGTATTCAACAAGTTATTGGTAGAGCTAGAAGAATTTGCAGTCACAGTGATTTACCAAAAGAATTTCAAGATGTAAATGTAGTTTTATATTTAATGACATTTAGTGAAGAACAATTAAAAAGTGATAAAGCGATTGAATTAAGATTAAAAGATAGAAGTAAAATTGACCCCAAAAAAGTTGTATCTAGTGATGAATTTTTATATGAAATATCTAAAATTAAAGAAAATATAAACTCTGAAATATTAGATAATTTAAAACAATCATCTATAGATTGTTCTATTCATTCTAGATCAACAAGCAAAGAAGCAATTAAATGTTTTTCTATTGGTAATTCTTCTGAAAATAATTTCATGTATACACCTAATATTAATTCAGAACAAAAAGATAGCAATTTAAAAATGAATCAGAAAAAAGTTACATTAAAATTATATAAAATTAGAAATGAAAATCTTGCACTAAATAAAGAAACTAATGATGTATATGATTATGACGCTTATAAAAAGGGAGAATTAGTATATCTTGGAAAATTTATAAAAAATCAAGACGGTAAATACGAATTACAAAATTAATTATTTAATTCATAATAACTTTAAATTAAATAATTATTTTTCTAATTTTTCTAATTTTTCTAAAATTTTTTCTTGAGTTTTATTCATATTTTTCATCAATTGTATTAAATAATCGAGTTTTGAATTTACATTAAATTTTTTTTCTACACTATACTCATTATTTACAAATAAATTATTATTTGATGAATCATATGAATTTATTATACCTGATATATCTTCAATTATACTACTTCTTTTCATGTCTGTATTTTTATTTATATTACTTATATCTATTATATTATTGCCAAAAATTTTTTTTTCATCATTATCTCTTTCATTTATCATTTTATTCAATATTTCATTTAAATCTGTATCATCTATTGTTTCACCTTTTAATTCATCTGTAAAATTTATTTCTTCTGGCTTTTTTGGAGCAAAAGAATCAAAATCATTTTTTATTATTTCGATATCATTTATAATTGGGTTCTTTTTTAATTTTGTGATTTTTGTAATTACGTCTTTTATTATCAATTTATTTGCTTCAATTATATTAATTTCATCTTTTTTTAAATTATTATAAAAATTTTCTATACAATTATCTATTATAGATATTATATTATTTTTATATTTTTCATCTATTTCGTTAAAAAATTTATTATTATATAAAACATTCCACAATATTTCTTTATTTTTATTTGACAATAAAATTTTTTTATTTGTCATAAATATATTAATAAAAATATTAATATCTTTAAGTTTATTATTTATTCAAAGCTTTTACAATTTATTATAATATATTTCCCTATAATTTTCCATAACTTTATCTGATATGCGAGTTTTTTTTAATTCTTTAGGTGTTAACTCTTCTCTCAATAATTTTATTATTACATATAATGAATATAATCCACATTGACCATCTTTCATTTGATGAACAAATTTATAATTACTATAAAATTTTAAATTTAATCCAATCATTACTGCCTGTTTAATAACATTATCTATAAATTTTTTTATTCTTTTTTTAACTTTATCACCATTGCTATCAAAATACATTATATATTTTTTTTCTAAATCTATAAATACTGCAACCCAATGTGAACCACTTTTATAATGTGGATCTAAATTAAATATTATACCTATTTTTCTTTTACCTTTATCATATAACTTTTTTAAATCAAATTTACACAGCTCTTCCCATACACAATTATCAAACATTTTTTTTTCATCATAATCTATTGGTGATGGTCCTATAAATTTAAATTTTGGATATGATTTTTCATATTGAAACATTACATCTTCTATATCTTTACTTGATAACCAAGTATATGGATTATCTGACCAAGTTTTTGGTGATACTGGTCTAAAAATCTCATTTTGCATTATTTCTTTTATATCTAACTTTTTTATCCAACACAATTCATTCTTACATTTTTTATAAGATTTTTTTAATTTTTTCCATATTTCTTTTCCATCATTTGTTTTTATTTTATTTTTTTTTGTGGTATTATGTTTATCTCTTAATTTTATTAACAAATCATTTGTAAAACATGACTTTTTTTTTAATTTATTATCAACTTTTAAACTTTGTTTTGGTGCACACTTTAATTTTTTAAATGTTTTACCTTTCATATAAAAATTTTAATTATATATATATGTTTAGTTTCTTTTTTTTGGTAAAATTTTATTATTTTCGCTATTTTTTGTAATTTTAACAAATTCATTAAATTTATTATTTTTACCCATCTTATTATTTTCTAAACTAAAAATTCTTTTATCTAATAAAGTTGTAAAATTGTTTGATATATCACTATTATTTGATATATCATTATTGTTTGATATATCACTATTATTTGATATATCTATTTGATTTGAATATTTATTTAATTCATTTTGAATTTCTAAATTTTTTTCTTCTAATTTCAATTTATTTATAAACTTTTTAATAAACATATTAAAATGATGTAAATATTGTTCATTTTCATTTATTATATTTGTATTTACATTTGAAATATCACTATATGATTTATAAAGTTTATTTACTTCATCTTTTATTTGTTTTTTATATTTTATAAAATCATTATTCGTAAAATAATTTTTACTAATATCATTATCATATTTTTTTAAAAATCTACTATTTACTAAATAAATATCACCAGAATTTAACTTCTTTAATAGATTATTATCCATAAATATATTAATAATCTATTATTAATAATTATAAATTCTTTAATTGAATTCTTGTTGAATTATTAAATATATCACTTCCTATATTTAAATTATAATTTGGATTAAAATCATTAAATTTTTCTTCATTAAAAAGAAGTTCATTATTTCCACTATATTTATTGTTTTCATTTGTTGATGATTTATATAAACTACTATTTGATGAAGGTACCCATAAATGTAAATCTGATTTATTTAATTTTTTATTTTGATTTCTTAATTCCGATTCATTATCAATAGAATTTGAGAACCCATTAAATGGTGGTTTTGATGTACCTGGATAAAATGTTTGATAATTATTAAAATCTTGATAACCGTCTAAACTATTACTAGTATTATTATCTTTTAATATTAAAAATTTTGTATATTTTGTACTTAAAGGATGCTTTGAAAGTAATGGTTCTATATTATCAGATGGTATATTTCTTTCATAAATTTTATCATTTATTGAATTGTCTAAATTGTTAAATGTTATTGTATTATTCATATTTAATTAATATATATATATATTATTTTTAATTATATCTTTTATTATTATTATTATTATTATTATTGTTATTAGTATCATTATTATTCATTCTCTCTTTTACTGACATATTTTCTATTTCTCTTATTTCATTTAAAACATTATTATTTAAAGGAACAGAATTAACACACCCCATTATAAGATAATAATAATATTATTTTTAATTATATTAAAGATAAATTAATATTATTTTTTATTATATGTGTGGAATATTTGCTTTATTTAATAATGATAATACCGATCAAGATATAAATAAAAGTTTTATGCTAGGTGTAAATCGGGGACCTGAATTTTCACATATAACAAAAATTAATAATATACATTTTGGATTTCATAGATTAGCAATAAATGGTTTGAATAGTAAATCAAATCAACCCTTTGATATAAAAAATTGTATATTAATTTGTAATGGTGAAATTTATAATTTTAAAGAACTTTCAAAAAATAATCATATTGAAATGATAACTGATTCTGACTGTGAAATTATTATTCATATGTATAAATTATATGGTATTGAATATACATTAAATCAACTTGATGGTGTATTTGCTTTTATTTTATATGATAAAAATATTGATACTATTTTTGTAGGAAGAGATCCCTATGGTGTTAGACCATTATATTATTTTGAAGATAATAAAAAATATGGATTTTCAAGTGAATTAAAATCTATATATAAATTAACTAATTCAAAAAATAAAATTAAAACATTTAATCCGGGACATTATTTAACAATTGTTAATAATGAACATACATTTATTAAATATACTGATTTGCCATTTACAAATAATATTTATAATGACGAATCAATGGATACACTAAATGTTCTAAATAAAACTATTGTAGAAAAAATTACTAATGCAGTTAAAAAACGTGTTGTTGGTACTACAGAACGACCAATTGCATGTTTATTATCAGGAGGATTAGATAGTAGTTTAATAGCTGCATTGGTTTCTAGACAATTAAATAATTGTGAAAATACTTCAAATAAACTAAAAACTTTTAGTATTGGATTGCCTAATTCAGAAGATTTAAAGTATGCAAAAATTGTTGCAAAACACATAAATAGTGAACATCATGAAATTATATTAACAGA